GTGAAATATTAAAGAAGCTTGAAGAGCCAATTCGTAGTCCATTACAATTGTATTTCTTAAAAAAGATGGTTAGAGCAATAGAAGTATCAAAGAATTTCAGGAGCACATTCTTGAAGCACTCTACATTTGGTGAAAGGAATCATGCCATCCACCCAACCAGAATGGATTCAGAAAAGAGTGGTTCTAACATCATATGCCCTAGAGTTTTAACTGATGGGGATCTGATAAAGTTTGATCAATTACTTCATGAGATGTATTTTTGCATGCTCTTCAATAAGGATCAGGATGATCCAACACACTCTTCATTTCAGATTCTGAGAAAAATCATAGCAGGAGAAGATAATTTAACTAAGATGAAGGATGAAGGAACCTTGTTCATGGGTGAAGAGAAAGATGTTTTCCTAGACATAAAGTCTCTCTGTGACAACCCAGGAAAGAACAAATTTTGTGCTCGAGTGATTGAGATATCAAGTAAGCTTCAATCAATCTCTGAGCATTGTTTGAAACCACACGGATTAGCTCACACATATTCAGCTCACTCTACCAAAATAAACAAAACATTAGATGAGTTTGCAACATTCAAGTCAAGCTCCATGACCAAGCACACAACATACCCAAAAGATTCTGATGGTATAGTTCAGTTGAACCCAAGGCGTAAGTGTCTGGAAGGTGTTTTAGAACAACTGGAGTTGGGGCGGAAAACTTCATTTGATGTGTTCAATGACACCTGGGAGAAGACATTAGATTTCCATGTTTTCAAGAAAAACCAAATTGGTGGGGTCAGAGAAATACTAATATTAGATATAGAAAAACGTATCTCTGTGAATATCATAGAAACTTTCGCCAGAGAAATTTGTCAGCAAGATGATAGAGAAATGTTGACCCATGGCAGGAGCAAATTTACAAAGCTCATCGAAATTCAAAAGAAGATGATGATGAACCCGGAAAAAAACTTGATGGTTCACTACAATTTTGACAAAACTAAGTGGGGTCCTTCTTTTATGCCGATACAATTCCTATACATGTATAGCCCTTTCAGGTCTAGATATCCTGATTTGTTCAAGATGATAATGGTCTCTCTAATGAATCACTCGAACAAGAGATGCTTTTATCCCGACCATTTGATGAGAGCTTGGCTCAAAGATTTAGAAGGTCATTATGCACACAGGAGTGTCAATGAGATGCTCCAACCTCATAAGAAGGAATTTATTGAAAATAGACGATCTTACTTTGTGAATGAGTCAAATATGG